CATTATCTTTCGTTTCAAATTTATCTGTACCCAATATCACAAGGGACGTGTCCGCATTTCTTGGGATCCTCTTGGTAATAGCGGCGCTAATCTATTCAACACTGTTGATACAGCAAATGTTGTGCAGACTGCCGTTGTCGACCTTGGAAAAGATACTGATGTTGAATTCCGAGTTCCTTATCACCAAGCCCTTCCTTGGCTCGTTACCGAGCAAGCATGGTCTACAAGCACTGTTCAATGGTCTATTTCTGCCACGCCTACGTGGACACTAGATCCCAATAAGATGAACGGAGCTTTGACAGTGCGAGTCCAGACTGGTTTAACTGGTCCAACATCCACCAGCAACATTACTATGATGGTATTTGTTAAAGGTGCAGAGAATCTGGAATTCGCAAACCCATGCATGTGGAAAGCCCCAAGTAGCGTGTTTGTCACACAAACTTCAGAATTCCCTCATAAAGAGGGGACCCAAGGAGATAAGCCACAATCAGTTGTGGCTGGCAAAGTCCACTCTCTCCCAGATGAGCAGTACCTAATCAATTTTGGTGAGAGAGTTTCAACTCTTCGATCCCTCCTCCATAGGAAGTACTATGTGCGTTCTTGGAGAGTGGGGAATGATACGGCAAGCTCTGATCAGACGCTCAGTGAGATCTGGTTTAAATTTCCGCCTCATTACGGGTATGACCCGGCGGGAATTAATACCGCAAGAGGTCTCATTACTACTGCCTCATTTTTCCAATTCAACTACGTTTCACTAAATCCAATTACTTGGACTATGATGTGTTTTGTGGGTGTTAGAGGATCAATGGAATGGACAGTTAATGCAGCTTCTGTTGGAGTATTAAATCATGTTAGAGTTGTTAGGGACCCAGCCATGGAGTACACTGCCTATGCTCTGGACACCCACAATCAATCGTTTGTGGATTCCAACACCTCAGCATATAGGAAAGCACTCTATATCAATGCTGGTGTGGGTGGTAGTGCTATCACTGCCCAACGTACACAACAGGGTATTACTGTGGTTATCCCACAGTTTAACCCAGCTAAGTTTGTTAGCGCCTATCCTGGATATCGTAACACGATTAATCCAGCCAACCTAGATTATACTAGGTATGAGGCAGTTCGAACTGAGCTAGATATGTCAGCATTGGGATCATCAAATCAGAACACGGACACGAAAGTATCTTACTATGCGTGCGCAGGGAATGATTTTTCACTTTTGTTCTTTTTGAATGTCCCAACGACATATGTGTACAATTCTACACCAGGACCTTAGGGTTAGTTGGAGCCCGCTCCCAACTATAAAACGAGCGGAACCATGGGAAGCTATTGCCCAAGTCAATAGCTGTGCCGGAACTTTTGGATGCACATAAGAGAGAAAGTTCAACAGGGTTGGGTCCTGTATAATCAAACCCACATTAAGGATTCCATAGGAGCCTGCGAAGAAGGAAAACTGTCGCAGACAATGAGTGTGGAAGTCCCAATGGTACGTGAATGGTGCGTATCTCAGCCCGTGTGCTGCTTAAAATACCATGGCCCGCCAGGCCGTTTCCCACCTTTGAGTTATTGTATGCTCACCGGTAAGAGAAGTACA